GATGAAATGGGAACGCCGATGAACCCACAAGTGCGCACGAAGCGTAGGCGCGTCGTTGCGCAACCTTCGTTTAGGGACAGGCAATACGAAGAAGAGCGCGAAAGTGAACAACCAAGCCTACAATCCGACACCGATTCGGGACTTGACAACCTTGAGGCTTTCAACACGCGTAAAAAGAGAGAGGATGCGCGATTAAAAGACCAATACGAACAATTCTTTGAACAAGTGGATATGACCCAACGGGGACCACAGTCTGTTCCCGAAATACAGGTGAAGAAACCGTCCACCGCGCTGTCTCAAGGTTTGTTGCAACGCATTGATGAAATCAAGGCCAACCCAAGCATGCGAACCGTTGACCGCACCATGAGAGACGAGGGTGAAGAAGTTGCTCCTATGGACGACACACGAGCGTTTGGTTTGTTGCAAAACCAATTCAACGAGTTCATGATTTCGTTGACGGGGCAGAAAATCTTCGGCCCTAAGCGAACGCGGGGTGGTGGCATTGTTAGTGAGAGCGTAAAACACCGACCCAACGCCATCACACCCTCTATGCGTGATGCGGCAAAGGAACTTGGTATTGAGACAGGTGCGCCGAACATTCCCGATTTCATTCTCCCTTATTTCACGAACAACAAAAGTCCGTTTAGCGATAAAGTGCGCGATGAAATAGGTGAGTTCTTGGAGACAGAAGACTCCACCAAGGGCTACCACCCCGGTCTGTATGCATCAATGAGTCCCGGTGAAGTGTTGAGCGGTTCACAACGCTATGATGAGCGACAACCGTTACAACTTGACCAAGCGCAAGCCGATGGGAGCATTGCTGAACGCGCGGCGTTAGCAAGTGAAGCGGCGCAATACGGTGGTAGAGACGCAACCGAATCGGCCATCAGCACCGAAGAGTCGGAAGTAAAACGGATTCGCGGTGAAACAAAACGAACCACGATGGACAACCGTTTGCGCGACCTTGAACGCAGATTGCAAACAGGTGAATTGACGCCACATCAATTTGAAATGCATAAAACTGCAATTCGCGAACACGAGAGGGCTTTGACCAAAAACAAGGACGCGCAAGAAAAACATATAATTGACGATGAAGCCATCCTCGGTGGGCTGGCTGGAACTGACTTTGACCCGTCTCACATGCTTCACGGTGCGAGCGAAGAAAAAATGATTGAGGCTGTGCAAGACCTTCATCACCAACTCGCGGGCGTTGGTCGCGTTGTGCGACAACTGCGTGTAGAGGCTCACAAAGCGCAAAACGCCAAAGAAGACGACGAGAAGCGCGAAATTGATGAAAAAATCGCAAAACTTAACTTGACGGCGGAGGATTTAGTCAAGTTCCAAAATCCCGAAGAGTTGGACATTGATGACAGAACGCGGTATCAAGCGTTGGACGAACTCGTGACCGGTTATAGGGTTGTAGAGGGTGGTAAAGACGAAGAAGGCAACCCTCAATACAAGTCAATCCAAGACTTCGGTAGACTCGCGAACATTATGCCGAAGTTGGGTGCGCAACTCAACTACGCGACCAAGCGAATTGACGACTTGGGTATTTCAAAACTCGCGTTTGTTGAAGCCGCCTTAAAATACGCTAACAAAGACATGTCGCCCGAAGGCTACGAAGAAGCGATGAACTCGCTTGTCAATGAAACCGAGCGTGGTGGTATTGCTGGATACGCGCTTGGGCGACTTCTTTCGTTCATGAAAATTAACGGTGAACGGTCTGTCGTAGACAACGAGCATCAAGAGAAGGTCGCTGAACAAATGAGAAAGCGTCAAAGAAACTACATCGCGCGAAAGAACATGGAAGAAGACGCGTCCGCTCAAGGTGGGTCAGCAGACCCCGACGACATCCCACCCGAATACGAGAAGGATATTTTTCATGAACCCGAAGAATGTCTCGGATGTCACCCCGACAGGCACAGCACGCGCACAGCCGAGCGCGCAAAACAGGAGCGACCTAACGCACCTATAAACTTGGGCGACCGAACACCCTATGTTCACAAAATGATGACCGTTCCGTTGTTGCAACGGTATCAAAAAGAGGGTTTGGGTGATGATTTTTTGAAAGTCGTGGCTGGTGAAGGGATACCCTCATTGGAGGCGATTTACAACTTCATTTACCCCAACAGCGACAAGTTCAAGCGCGACGATTTATTGTTGCAACTGCAACGCGCTGGGGAAAGAAAATATCAAGGTCAGTGGGAAAGCAGAACTGCAAAAGAACTGCGAAAAGAAATCAAAAAAGCGGTTCTTAGCGGCAACCCAAACGCACAAGCCATCTACAAGAAGTTTGGACTCTACAAGCACCGTGAAAAAACGGTGGCTTCCGGCCCTGCTGGGTTGAGCAATGAAGAATTGGTCGCCAACTCGTTTTTGTTGGATAACGACGACGCGCATGACCGGTATCACGAAGAAGACCGTCGCGGTATTTTGCTCGCAAACCGACTGAATGCGTTTGAAGGCGTGATGGATTTTATCAACGACATGAACAAAGGCGTTTACGGGAAGGATAAGGTCAACATCAAGCATGACAACGAGGTTGCCCGCAACAATGTCATTCAAACCATCAACGAACCGCTCATTAACTACGGTAAAGCGATGACCGCTGTCGGTGAGCGAAAAGCAGACCTCGCATTGTTCCAAGAGTCTTACGACAATTACTTGGATGCCATTGCTGAAAACGACGCGTTGTGGGAACAAACAAAACCGGTCACGGTGATGCGTGACGGTCGTGAGGTTAAGGAGCCGGGACTCTACTCGTCCAAACAACAGAAAGAAGAAATCAAAGCGCAACGATTAGCCATCAACAAACGCTACAAGGCGGTCAAGGACAAATACAAATATCGTGAGCGTTTAGTAGAAGAAGCGCAAAAGAAAGCCGCTCTTCTCAAAGACAACCTACCGGAACACACCGAGCGATTCAACAGTCGTATTATCGCGGCTTACTTGAAGGCGGGAGACAAAATCGCCAAGTTGGGCGACATTGACAACTACGAAGACTACTTGGCCGCGATGAACAAAATCCACGCGGATGTTTACGGCGACGATTTCAACACTATCCTGTCAATTGACCCCGGAACAGGGCAACCGATGACCGATTACAGCATGTCGCTTGATAACTTCAAAATGGGGCGCATTGGAGAAATGGGTGGAACAGGTATCCGTTTCTTCAACAACAACAAAGCGCGAATGCGAATCAATGATGAAAACATGCTGTTCGCAAAGCGAGCCATGATGGGACACCCCATGACTGAACAGGAAAAGAAACGCGCTTCGGCTTTGTTGAACGACGCGAAAGCGGCAAGCACAAAGAAGGATGTCAAATCGCTCGCGGACGCTATTGACAACATGGAAGTTTCATCGGATGCGGAAATGAATCACGCAACCATTCCTCAAGAACACCATGACGCGGAACCAAACGAGATGGGGTTGCTGACCGAAGAAGAAGCCGCACGACGAGAGCAGAACTCTCACTTTACGCGCGGCTCGGAAGAAAAAATCAAACAGGGCGACCATAGCGCGTTTAGTCTCTTGAGCAATTTCAAAAATCACGCACCTACGCTGTGTGGCACTTGTTTCGGCCACCGGCATGTCACGCCCGACGAAGCCGCCATTTACTTGTCTCACCATGTTCCCGAATTGAAAGGGATGGGTGTCAACGAAGCCGCGATGAAAAAATACATGAGACAACATCTGCGACCTCATGGGGCTAAATCGTTTGATGACCACCCTCATGCTGAACTGATGGAACCTCACGACCACGAACAACTCGCATGTCCGGATTGCGACCACACCGCTGAACACTCCCAAACAGGTAGGTGCGCGAACGGTATTTGTTCGCATTGCTTGGGTAGCGGTATCATTGACCCAACAGACCCGACACCCATTGAAGGCTACATTGACCGCGAAACGGGTGAATTGATTGAAGGTAAGAATCACCACTATGTGCATAGCAGTATGGCTGGACAGGCAATGGACTACGCCAACCAACTTCTCGCGATGAAGACCAGCATGCTGACATCCGACGACATGCCGGAGTTCGTGCGAGAATTATATGACATGAAACCACTCAAACCCGCTATGCAAATCTACGGCGACATCATTGGTCGCGAGAAGTTTGTGAGCGACCGAAGCCGCAAAATAGACGCCGCGACACGAAAGCGAGAAGAGGCGCGTAGGCGTTTAGGGCGAAACACCATTGACGCTTCAACGCGTTTGACAATGGTTGATGGCAAATTGCAACCAATTCCTCAACCCGAACCTAAATTGGATGTCGGCGACATCAACATCGGTGAAGAGAAACCAACGCTGGATGTCGGCGACATTGATGAAGAGCCAGCGATTGATGTTGGAAACATCCTACCGATGATGGGAACACACGAAGCCGCTCGTCACGCGCACATCAAGAGTTCAATTGAAAGCCGAATCAAGACGCTCATCGCGATGGGTTTGCGGTATGTGCAATCAACTCAAGACCAAGCAATCGCGGACGATTTCAAAGAGTTAGTGTCAAAAATACAGGCCATCCCGCTTGACGATTTCCGTAATGTTCACAACGATAGTGTCCACTACGCGCAAGATTTGCTTCAAGAATTGCAGTCTTACGCAGAAGAGAGTTTTACGCGTGGTCAGTTGGAAGGTGAAAAAATCATCAACCCTGCAACGGGTAAGCCGATGGAAGTAAAGTTCGGTGAAAAGGATGTGTTGCCAATGGATGATAAAGGCAATCTCAACATCACCTACAAAGACATTTTCGCTAACAAACTACCGATGAGTTATCGCTTCTACAACCCGTTGACATTTGCTCATGGGCGACATCTCACACCAAAAGAGTTGAAGGAAGGTTTGTTTGAACCGGGCGCGACGCATGAGCCATCCCCCATCACCACCGATGATGTTGAGCGCATTTTCGGACACATGCCGAAGGCAATGAGAGCGTTCAACCGAGTGAAGAAAGGTCAAGAGTTTAGCCCCGAAACAGCCCAACAGGTGCAACGCGCGCTTGGCGGTATGAAAACACCAATGGTGATGAAACGCGCTATCGGTATTGCAAGTGAAGAGTTGAACGATTTGCGCGCCAAGTTTGGTTTGTCTCCCTATTCGGACTTGGAAATGCCGGAAGCAGAATTGACTTTCAGCGATGAGGCAAACGGTAAACTGAAAGGTATCAAAGACGCTGATTCCTTTTTCTCAGCACCGAACGAAAAAGGACAAATGCGCGCTATCAACGACAATTACATCAAAAGCCTCAACGCGCAAATTGCGGAGTTGTTTCAAGACTTCGTGAAGCACAAAGCGTTGGAAGTCTTCATCAACGGCCACCTCAATTCACTTGACCACCCCAACATTCCCGCTGATTTGAACATCAACAACTACGCGGAGATGACTCAAGAAAACTCAAACCTGCGAACCATTCTTGAAGACTACGCGGCGCAAATCATTGAAGACAAAAACTTTGAGACGGCGGAGGAATTAGCCGAAGCCGTCAAACTCAACACCTACATCCGCATTCCGCTCGGCTACAAAACCGGCATTGGTGATAAATACGACAATGTTTTGAAAATCAGCCCGCGTGAGTTCGGGGACAAGGTTCGCGCAAACTTGGCTTTTGATGACATTCAGCGACTACCGATGGGTGTGATGAAATATCAAACAACGAAAGACGAGGATGGAGAAGATGTCGTTTCGCGCTCATTTGAAGAAACAAAACTGCGCGACCTCATCAACGCTAACAACCCAATCAACATTTCCGAAGCAGACCAAAACGCGTATAACATGATGGTTCGCATGACGGAGTTCCGTGAACAACCAAACTACGAATACGAGCAATTGATGGACCGCATTCTTGAAGGAGAAGCGGGTAAAACGGACGGCATCGCCAACTACGGTGAATTGACTGCCGCACACGCGGCTGGTGCGTTGCCTCCCGAAATACAGAAGCAAATTGATGACGCGCTCACCATGATGGTCAAAACGAACCCAACACTCCGACCAAACAACTACGACGCAATGATGGGATACGACTACGCCGCGAAGCAAATTAAACAGGCTGAGATAAAAAGACAATATGAAGAAGCCACCGGACGAGAATACTCCGGCTTCGTCCCACAACCCGCGCCTACCCCAAAGTTAACGGATATACGACGACCGCGAGTGGACCCGAACATGCCGCCGTTGATGCAAAACCCACCAACTGCATACCGTCAGCAACTACAAGCAGGGCGAGAGTTGAGAGAGGGAATGCAAGCATTCCCACCATACCAACCTTACGCGTTGATGTCGGAAGCAATGCGACCAAAGCGGTTGGGTGAAGACGATTCGCAATAATCTCACATTTTTCTTATAATGAGAAATAAGTTATTATTGTTATAATGATAATATAAAAATATCAATAAAAGGGTGAATCAACACACTTATGTAGCGCACGCGTTGTCGCGTAGCAAGGAGGATACAACATGCAGTCACCCTCAAACCCAAACAACAGCGATGAATTGCGCATTTTTGGACTCATCACGATGGTCAGCGTTCTTGTTGGATGCGCCATCGCGGTTTTTGATTCAAAATTATGGCTTTATGACGACCACACTTACACGAACGCCATCACTTACACGATGGGCGCGTTCACATTACAGGGTATGGGCTATTTCATCTACAAATTGCTCGCGCAAGACGGTATGGACCAAAAAGCGATGTTGTCAAATATGCAACGCAACATGACCCGTCAAATGCAGGAACAGCAAATGCGGTTCGCGCAAGCGCAAATGAACATGGAAATCAAGAAACAAGAAGCAACTTTCGCGAGACAGATGGAACAATTGGAAAAAGACCCCGAAGTTCAAGAATATATGTCACTCATGGGTGTTGAAAATGAGTCCTCGGTCCCGCAACACAAAGCGAGTGAAAAGAAACCGCTTCAATTGGGGAAAAACCGTAAAAGAAACCCCGATGGAACCTACGCTCCCGAAGAAAAGGAGTGATGAGGGTTGGGTTGGCTTTTTAAAACTCCGAGCGATGATGCAACGGAAGCGACATTACGCGCTTTACACACGCAAAACACGCTTGACAACTACTACGAACGAGGAAGAGCGTTGATTTTGTGCATCATCGTTGGAGTTTCAGCCGCATTTGGGGTTTCAGCCTTTGAATTGCACACTGAAACAAGCATTTGGGAAAACACAGTTGAGTGGGCGTATCAAAAAATGTCGGGTTGGATTGAATCATGGTAGCCACATTTGCTGGAAGCGCGTTGATGGGCGCGGTTGTTTACGGTCGCGAACTATACAACTTCCTCAAACCGCGCAGAATTGGCGTTTACGGACCGACGCAGGTTGGAAAAACAACGCTTGACCTGTTTATGCGCACTCCGGGCGAAATGGACGACATTGAAGAGCGAACAATGCACCCAAAAAGACTTCTTGGGGGCGGATATGTGCTTCCGAAGGCTACGCGAAAACGCATTCGCTGGCAGGGAGAAAAAAGAGTCGTTCATTCATCCGATGTTGGCGGTCAACAACGCTTTTGGAACCTTTGGATTGATGATATGGTTGACCGTCAAGTGGAAATTGTTGTTTTCATGACCGATACGCGTGTCATTCGCGGTAACGGCGCACAAGTGATTGACGCAGTTGGTGGTTTTGAATACCTTGTAGACGCGCTGATTGAAAAAAGATGGAATTATCGCTCATTGAAGACCCGTTTGAAGGGAAAACGCTACGCTCCGAGGCAGATTTGGCTTGTTGCGAACAAAGCAGACGAGTGGTGGGACGATAATGCGAACATTTTATGGCAATCGGGCCGTTTACGCGAGCATAAAGTGTTTGATTTGCACCGTCCAGCCATGCGAAGACTCCAAAAAGCCGGTATTCCGTGTCGCGTAAGCATGATGGCGACGAAAATCGGCTGGAATGTTGAAAAAACAATGGTAAACATGCTAAGTTGGTGATGAAATGCTTGGAAATACACCCCAAAACGACCTATTGCGGCTTGCCGCACAGACCCAAATGAGCCTCGCGCAGATGCAACAACAGGCTCAAGCACAGGCCGCAATGAGCAATGTGAGCCAACATATTGAGGTCCCACAGGTTAATTTTTACCCTTCAAGGCATCAAAACCCCAAAAAAGCGCGCAGAAAGGACATAAAACAAGCATATTCGCTTCTTACGCCTACAAAACGCTCTATTTTTTCTCCAAAACGCGTTTGGGGCGGAAAATACCGTTACAACACCAACACAATGCGATGTTGCGTGGACGGGTGTGATGTAGAATACCTTCTGCGGATGGCCGGAAACATCTACGAGCAAATCACCGACGATGAAACGGGGCAATCCTTGTGGGACATTTACTTCAAAAATCCCGTCACAGGAGAAGTTGAAGCCTTTGTAGCGCGCGAAAAAGTGACCAGCGGACGCGTTTTGAGGGCTACATACTGTCCCGAACACCTGCATTTGTATCATTTGTTGACAAAATGGGAGCGTGAAGACGAAGCGGAAGAAGAAGCGAGCGGTGGAACTCTCAAAGCCAAGTTGAAAAAAGGCGTTTCGGTCGTTGCCGTCCCTGTTAGCAGTATCAAAAAGAAAGACAATACACCTCCAACTCTCGCAAAATACGAGCAATTCTTCGCGATGCTCAAACAAGACAACATACCCATCACTCATTTCACCAATTCCGCGACGGGAATGAACGATTTGGTGATGATTGTGTTTGATATGCGTCAATTTCAAGCCGGAAATAACACGCGTTTGCTTCACGATGCTCTCGCGATGCATCAAATACAACAAAACAACCCTCTTCCGTTACCGCAAGAACAAAATGAGGGTGGCGCGTGAGGTGGTATCATGCCGTGGTGGTCAAATAACCAACAACCCGCGCAAAACAGCGGCGCGCTGAACCTCGGACTGCCAAACGGACAACAACAAGTCTCTGCTGGCGCAGGATACGGCGCAGGATACGGCGCAGGATACGGCGCGGCTGGTGGCTACAATCCCTACGCACCCCCGCCCCCACCGAGCGAAATGGACATCCTGTCCATGATGATAACTTCTAATCCGCTCATTGATAAGTGGCTATCGGAGAACAACGGTGCGAACTTGAACATGCTTATCGGCCTTATCAGCAATGTGGTCGCGGTTTCGGTGCATCAAATGCTCGCGAACGCCAAAATTAAGGAGGGGGACGACGGTTTTACCTTTGATTTTAGCGGCGTGCAGGGTTTGCCGACAGGTGATAGCGTCACCATGACGCAAACGCAAATCCTCAACGCGGCTTCCAACAATGTTCAACAAATGAACATGCAATTCCAGCAGATAGTCGCCATCGCAAACCAAAGCACCATGCAAGGTATGCTGGACAACGCGCTCGCAGACCCCGGCATGGTTCAAAGCGTCGCGCAGGGTGGTGGGACTTTCATCCGTTCTATGCTTGGAGGTCGTTGATATGCCCGACATCGCCACTTTTTACACAGCGTTGAGTGACATGACCAATTTGCGCAAATCGGTCGTTGTTGATATGATAATGGTTCAAGTTATCAGTTTAACACTTGGGTGCTTCCTCATTTTGCTCTTTTCGGGTCCTACGATGAACTCAAATGAGTTGTCATGGCTCATCGGCGCACTCTTCGTTTTTTTCAGCGCGTCCGGAATCATTTACCGACGACTCTCCAATTGACCATTTCCCAACAGGGCATTCGCTACTGTTGAGGATGGTTTTTGTTTTGATGAAACAACCACAAAGGCCGCAACGGTCGTGATTTCGGTCGGGACATGCGCGACAAATGCTCATTCGGCGTTCTCGCTCATTCAACGACGCCTTGTTGTTGGCAATGATGTCCAACGCCGCTCGCGAAAGACTTCTCGCCGTATCCGTAGTGAGCGGAACTCCCGCGATTTTTGGCGCACGACCGAGCCGCTTTCGCATGGAAACACTCTTTTGCTACGGCTACTTGGAGTTTGCTATGGCGGAGCGTATATCGCGAGCGTCTTGCAAGTTTTGTCAAGACTTAGAACGCGACGGTCTTGAGGAAATGATGACGCATGGCATCATCATTGCAAAACAGTTGGACAAAGACAAAGGCTGGCGTGAAGGGACGGCTGACCGTCATTTTCGCAACCACATGGGCGAGTATCACATGGGGAGCAACAGCGAATGTGGCTTTTGTGTGTCTGTTAAGCGCGAAGAGTTGGAAATGGCTTACTTCAACGCGTCCATGACCGCCGAAGAAATCGCTTTGGACATCCAAATGCCCGAATCCAGCATTTATCATCACCTCAAGCACCATCTCAAACCTGTTGTGCAAAAGGGTGCGGCAGAACTCATTATCGTTGAAGCAGGTCAAGAAATAGAGTCGTTGAGACACAATTTGTCGCGCATTAACGGTGAGTTGAGTCATTTTCTTGACGATGCTGACCGCAACGACCCGCAATATGTGCGCAACATCGTTTCACTCCACAAAGAAGTGCGTGAAACGGTGAAAGACATTATGCGCGTTCAAGACCGCGCCGCTGGAACAACCAATGAACACATGACGGCGCAGACTATCAACATCCTCAAAGTTGAATTAGCGAAATAGTCACCCGAAGTGTGGGCGAGACTTCGCAGTAAACTCATGGGAGAGGGTGAATGATGGTAGGCGGTCCCGAAGGAAGCACCGCTGGCATGCGTTTCAACCCACGCGAAAGCGCAGAAGAATTACAGGGTGATTCCCAAGTGGGTCGTGAAGACTCCGATGAGCGCGCACGACACGATGCGAAGAAGCGTGAAGAACAAGACCAGCGCGCTCATAAATTGCAAGGATTGCAACATATGAAAATCAAAATCCCACAAAAGAATCCCGACGACGAAGAAGACAGTCAAGTAAAGCAACAGGCTGAATTGAGCCAACTCACAGGGCAGGTCGGTCAAAGCGAAGCCATTGACGGTGCAAACCCTCGCGCAAGCGGCATGGGGATGGACATGTTGATGTCCACCGCTCCGTTTATTGATGAAGCGTTTGAAATGATTCGCAAAAAACGCGAACCGAAGTTTGATGATGAAAACCCGAAGAGAACCACGACCATTGATACGGTGATGGCGAGGCAACGCGCTAAGAAAGGTAGGCGGAAGAAAGGGAAAATAGAAACCACCGAAACCCAAACGAAGGGTAAAGGGAAGAAAAGTAAGCAATATCGCGTCGGTCCAAGACGACGAACATCCGCCATCACACCGATGATGGCTGGTTCAGCACCGTTTCGTTCGTTTGGTGGTTTCTACGGACATCAACAACCGAATCGCTTTGGATTCCCTCGTTTGACTTCTGCTACTCAATCACAAGCGAGAACTTCATATGCAAACCCGCAAAAGCGCATAGGTCAAGATGTTCGTCAGCAAGTATCACTTGAATCACCACCGCTGGACGACCCTTATCAAACACCAACCGTGACCGCCGAAGCGAGAAAAGTTCGCGCGCCTCGTGGTTCTCGTGACTCCAAACCACACTCAAAGGCCATTCGGCAACCGCGCACAGCGAAGACGCCCGGTGGAAAAATAATGTCCGAAGCGACATCGCTCGCTGGCGGTGCTGGCGGTATTGGTGCGAGCGACGCCATCCTCGCCTCCGAAGAGTTCTTGAAAGCGCGCCCACAGCGTGTTAAACTGACTAACCGCATCTCACCTCGCGACCGTATTGAATACCGTCAACTCATTGACCAACTCAATCATTTAATGCGTCGCATGATGCGAAAAGAAGACAAATCCATGCAGGGTGCGAGTGAAGGGCCAAGCGATAATGCGTCGGGTGGTTTAACATCTGCTCCAACGGGTGCGACGGAAACTGACCCCGACGACGACGCGACACGCTGGGGTGCGCACCCCTACGACCTGTATGTGAGGCGAGGTGGTCTTGGATGAGCGATATTATTCTCAAGGGTAAGGGTGTGTGGTATCTCAATCCCGAAACAGGCAAATTGGAAGACCAATCGTTTCCTTCGCCCGATTCCGACCACGAATCGCTTTCACATTTTCACATCAACTCGCGCACAGGTAAACCGTTCAATGAACTGATTGAATCGGGTTTGTTGGGTTTGTTCCCAATGGACATCGCGGCTCGTATCATGGCGCGTGAATTGATGGAAAGTGGCTACACCGGCGAAGGTGGTGTTCGCATGAAACCTTCATCGGAGGCGTCTGCATTGAAAACCGCCAAAGACCTCATCAATCGCGCCACAAAACGCTTCAACGCTATCAAACGGCAGAACGGTGATGACTTTCACATCCTCCCTACACCTTTTGGCGATGATGGTTCACTTCATCCCGACTACAAAAACAACCACTACGGCGGTCATGAACACAAGCGCATTCCTACTGCACAGCGAAAGGTGAGAACCAGCGACGGCAAACTCATCAACAACCACGCACGAAACGAGACGCACCCCGAACTTGGACAACACCTTGAGTCAGCCGCTTTGCATGCCGCCAAAGAAATCCAAGACGAAGCGAAAGCAATTGGTTTGGAAACCACCATAGGCGCGCAACAAAATGTCATTGAGCCTCAACAAATCACCAACGGCGTGACCCACCGCTACACTTCAAACGACAAAGACCCGACTTCGCGAGACAACACGAAGTTTCCTTCTCACCACAAAGACCTGCACGAACAAAGCGCGGCATACGGTCGGATTTCACCAATGGACATCGTGTCCATTCTTCCCAACGACTTTTTCGTGCCTTCGTCCAGCGGCGGCATGTCCAGCAAAGTGATGCGTCAACTCCAAGACAATGGATACAGCCAAGAGACGGCTCGTCAAATGGCTCGCGCGCCTGTTAATCAACTGCTTTACGGACGAGGAAAAGACGGTGCGGCCACAGGATTGCGTAAAGTGATGAGAAACTTACGAGCCGGATTGCAAATTGACACCAACGATGAAGTTCACGCGATGTTCCGAAACCATCGCGACCATGTTGCGCCGATGGTGCGCGGAGGCGACAAAGGACGCAACACCGCGGCAATTGAAATCTTGGCAATGATGAAAACAGCCGAGCAATTGGGTGTTGACCCCAATCAATTTTCAATGTATCAAACAGCACCCGGTTCGGTCGTTAGCGGTTGGCGCGATATTGCACTTCAATCGGGTGGAAAGCAACTTGACATGGAAGCGTTAGGCATGGCTGACACAGGACACTCATTGCGTCAAGGCGTTGAAGAGGGAACAGACCACCGATATGATGAGTTCCCCGCGCATTTGAGTGGAGGCGCGCTTGGGGATGACCGACCCGTCCCACCTGTTATGCCCGAAGAGCCGATGAGCGCGCCACCAGCGATTGACACCACACAGGAGGTCATCGGCGACGACATGCCGATAACACCTCAATCTCAACCGGGCTTTTTCGCGAATCCGAACTTCAATCCTTTTTTTGACCCCAGCGATTTTCAATTCTCCGATGACGACCCAATGGGTGTTATCGCGAACATCATGGAGCGTGTGCAGTTGCACGATGCTGGCGGCTCTTTGATAGTGAAATACGACCCGTTGGATGCATACGATATGCAACGATTAAGCAACGAAGTCGGTGTATCCAGCGCAACTGCTCGCGCGATTGCTATGTCGCTTGGTGATTGGAGTGTCATTGCGAAATCCTTTAACACTACGCACGATGTGGTTCGCGCTATCAAGAGGTCTTGCGGGGGCGCGTTGAATGGTTGAGAATTGGGAAATTGAATGGAACGACAGCATGCTCCGACATGGACAAGACATGGGGACTGTTGAGTTCCTTATCGCGAAAGGCGGCAACCTTAGCGACATCAATTATGTTCTCTACGGCGTTCAAGAAGACAGTTGGGAACCCGTCATCAAAGCCGTTGCAAAGCGCGACAACTCTCACCCCGATATTATTCGGAAGGAAGTTGGAACCTACGGCATGCCTACTCCCACATTTCAACCGGCGGTTCAAGCAGGTGGCACAGCGGTTGCCCCAAATCCAAGAGCCGCCAAACAAGCGGTTCGCGCACAACGAGTTGGTCAAGCAGGTGACCGCGTAAGTGATGCTGAAATGGCCGGGAATCGTGCCAGCGCGCGAGACTATCGGCACGCTGGACTTTACGGAAGTGCGGTTCGGCAAAAAATGAGTGATGTGTTCGGTGGTGGTGGACAGACGGGTGAACCCGGTATGGCGCGCCGTATGGGACAGACCATGCGTCATCTCCCTCGTGCATTCATGCAAAACCTACGCGCAAATGCTGACGCTCGTGATGCTCAAGCACGACGAACCCGACTTGAAGGTGGACTCGCTTCTGCTGAGGGTGCGCGACAACAAGCGCGCGACCAATATGTTGAGGGGAGTCAAGGATTTTCGGAAAACATGCAACAGTTCGCAGGTCGTCAAAACCGCGACCTTGCTCGCGATTTCAAACTTGACATCCCAACAGATAAGGACGGCAATCCAACCATGACTGCCGAGGACGCTATGCGTGCTGAAATCAAACGAATCGGTGAAGGTGCAACAGAAGCACGACCGGGTGTGTTGGACCGAGCGCGACAGATGGCGGAAACGAGGCGCGCTCAAAAGCGAGGTGATGCATTCCGACCCGACCGAGTGGCTGAACAGCCCGAAGAGCCGATGCCCTCAGCACCGTCTCCGGAAGTTGCGGAACGCGAGAATGCTGATGCTCCGCCCAAACCCGAAACGCTTGATGTTGGCGAAATCAACATACCCGATGAGATTGATTTTGGTCAACCTCAACCCGAAGAAAACGCACCACCTCCAACTCAAGCGGGGCCACCCACCCCAGTATCGGCTGAAACCGCTACGGCGACCGAAGCCGATGATGGGCGAATGCAACGAATCCGCAACTACCTTACACAAAAAGAAGGACGAGAGAAAGGTCAGTTTTACGGCGAGAAAACCATCGGAGAAAAAGGCAGTCAAGAGGGACTACCACAGCGTATGTTTGACGCAGGTTTTGACCCCGATAATGCCGAAATGCAAATCACACAAGCAATGCTTGACGCTTTCGGTCTTAACCCCAATTCGCGACAAGGGCGATACTTCATGCAACAACTTCAAGCCGACCCGCGGTTCCAACAGGCGGTCGCCGCAGGTGATGAAGAAAAAGCGAAAGACATCGCGGAAGAAAAAGCGGTAAAACTTGATGTTGGCGACATTAGCGTTGGTGATAGCGACGCGTTTGACTTGGCGGCATCCGAAGACAAACACCAAGCCTCGTGGGACTCGCTACTGAAAGGGTTGAACATTCGTGGGTGATGCTGTGTGCAATCGCCCCTCTCCCTTGAAGCAATAGAGGAAATTGACTTTGAGGTAGCGAAGCGCGACTTCAAGTTTTTCTTTGAAGAGATTCTTGGGTTTCAACTTTCCCGTCATCACGAGCAATGGTTCAACAACCTTGAATCGCGTAAGCGATATTGTGTTAAAGCCGCGCGTGACCACGGTAAGTCAACGCTGTTCCTCGGCTACATGCTGTGGAAAACAGCATTCAACCCGAAGACAAAAGCCGTGTTGATTTCACACAGTCTTCATCAGTCCATCCACCACATGCGCACACTCAACGACTTGATTGACAGCGTTCCTTTTCTCGCGAAAATGAAGAAACCCGACTCGTGGTCAAAGACTTTCTTTGGTTTCACCAACGGTTCAAACATCAGCGCGAAGTCGGTCGGTGGTGCTATCCGTGGTATTCACCCCGACCTCATTCTTTGCGACGACATTCTGTGGGGAACGACGGATACCGAACTCGCTCGCGTTGCTTCGTGGTTTTACGAAGTCCTTGTGCCGACGCTTCACCACACCTCCAAACTGATGATTGTCGGCACACCGTTTACACCAACTGACCTTTACACCGAACTTGAATCGCGCGAAGGTTATCTCGTTGAAACCTATCCCGCCATCAACACCAAAGGTGAGGCTCTTTGGCCGGAGCGTTGGGACTTGGAGTCGCTTGATGCTCGTCGTAATGACATGCCAGCCATTGCGTTTGCGCGCGAATATCTATGTGAGCCAATGGACGATGTAAGCAGTCTGTTCCCATCCACCATTCTCCAAACCGCGAAAGACACATCACTTAAGTTGATTGAGCGCGAAGTGGGCGACCCCGACGACCAATACTTCATCGGTTGGGACCCCGCTATTTCATCCGACCGCGCGGCTGACTACACCGTGATGGTGGTGCTTCGTCGCCCATCCACCAATCCCGAATTGCTTGAGTTGGTTCACGCCATTCGTAGAAAGAACATGGACTTCCGCGCACAAATCACTGAGATTCAACGATTGAATGCAAAGTTCAATCCCGATGTGATTGAACTTGAGGCGAACAACTTCCAGCGTGTTTTTGCAACTGAGTTGCGCGCGGACACCGACCTCCCCATCAAGACCTTCATTTCTACACGCCAACGCCGTGAGTCGCTTCTCATGGGTTTGGTGTTGCGCTTTGAGAAAGAGCAAATCCGTCTGCCGTGGGGCGACGACCACTCCCGAACGCTGATGTCCGAACTTGAGCGCGAACTGCTCATGTTCGGCATGAGCAAAAAGGGACGGCTTGACAGCATTGGTCGGCACGACGACTTTGCTATCGCTCTCGCGTTGGCTCATTGGGCCACCACCGAGTTCCGTGAACGCATCGTGGACTTGGATGAAATCATGGAGGGGTTGTTGGATTGACTTGTGATTGCGATTTATGTGTGGGTGGCGAAGCCGCGTTTGGCTACCTTGAGAAGAAATTGTGTCCAGCGGGTAAGGCCGCGGCCAAGCGGAAGTTCAAGGTTTATCCGAGCGCGTATGCAAACGGTTGGGCTGTTCAATACTGTCGCGGCAAGTTCCGCGGTAAGAAAGGGGGGAAGAAGAAATGAAGTTGAAGAAAGACAAATGCTGTTGCGGCGGTGACAAAAAAACACCATGCGTCTGCATGATTGAAGGCAACGACTGTTCCGCCTCTTCTCCCAAATGTCCATGCTACG